CGAGGCCACCTTCGGCACCCGACCGTCCTACGGCAACCTTTATGACGACATCGCGATGTTCTTCGCTGAAGGCGGCGGGGAAGCCTACGTCGCCCGCGTCGTCGGCCCGGCCGCCACCCAGGGCTCCCTGGGGACGCCGCTGGTCGACCGGGCCGGAACACCACTGTCGACGTTGCAGGTGACCGCCAAGGGCCCCGGCTCGTGGTCCTCAGACGTCACGGTGCAGATCCTCGCGGGCACGGTGCCCAACACGTTCATCCTCTCGGTCCTTTATCTCGGGATCGAAGTGGAGCGTTACGCCAACCTGTCCTCCCCCCAGGACGCGGTCACCAAAACCGCCGGCAGCTCGTGGGTCTCGGTCACCGACCTCGCGTCGGCCACGGTGGCACCGAACAACAACCCGGCCGTCGTCGGCCCGGTCGCCCTGGGCGCGGGCACCGATGACCGCAGCTCGGTCAACGCCACTTCCCTGGTGGCCGCCCTGGCCCGCTTCGGTCCCCAGTACGGCGACGGGTGCGTCGCCATCCCCGGTGGTGGCGACGCCACCCACACCGGGCTGATCGCGCACGCCAAAGCCAACAACCGTCTCGCGATCCTGGTCTCCGCGCGCGGGTCGACCTCCACTCAGCTCGCCACCCTGGCCGCGTCCTATGACAGTGAGTACGCGGGACTGTTCGGCCCGTGGGTGCAGACCCGCGACGCCTTCGGCGGCCTGTCCTCCATTCCGTGCGACGGCTACATCGCGGCCGTGCGGGCACGGGCGCACCGCGACGTCGGCCCGTGGCAGGCCCCAGCGGGTGACCGCGCTCGGTCGATCGTGGTGGTGGCCCCCGATCAAATCTTCGACTCCGCCACCGCTAACGCCTTAGAGGACGCGAAGGTCTCCCCGATCCTGCCGGTGTCCGGTGGGGTCCGGCTCTACGGCTGGCGGTCGCTGTCTTCCGACATCGCCAACTGGCGGCTGCTCACAGGTATCGACGTCATCAACCGCATCGTCGTCGCCTCCCAGCAGGCCCTGGATCCGATGGTGTTCTCCACCATCGACGCACGCGGGCATCTGCTGGCCCGCGTGGAGGGCGCCCTGACGGGGCTCGTGCTGCCAATGGCTGACGCTGGCGGGCTCTATCCGTGGATCGACGCCGACCCGCTGGGCGGTACCCCGATCGAACGCGACCCCGGCTTCTCGATCACCACTGACCCCAGCCGTGAGGTGGCCAGCGCGAACATGGTGCAGGCGACGTGCGCGGTGCGGGTGTCCCCCACGGGGGCGTTGATCGCGCTCACCGTCACCAAGGTCGGCGTGACCCGGCGATTCTGAGGAGTAGGTAGATGAAGGCTGCGGCACGTCAATTCTTGGTCACGGTGGCCGCCCTGGGCTCCCGGACGTTCACCGAGCAGACCGGCGGTGAAAAGAAGTCCGATGTGACGAAGTGGCGCGACGGCGGGGCGATCTCCAGCGACAACATTTTCTCCCCCCCGGAAACGTCGGATGTGGTGGTGAAAAACGCCTACGACTCCGATGTTGACGGCGCGATGCTGTCCAACCTGCTGGGGCAGGTGGGGGTGCTGTCGACCACGATCACTAAGGTGCCGCTGTTCGGGGATATGTCCCGGATCGCTGGGGTGAAGCCGTTCGTCTACACCGGGGCGGTGCTGTCCGGCGTGAAGCTCCCCGACGTCGACGCCAACTCCGGTGAGGCCGCCACCTATGAACTGACCTTCGCGGTGAACAACCTGAGCTAGCCGCCTGCGGGCGGTGCGGGCCGGTCTCGGCTTCACAGGGGCGAGACCGGCCCGGACCGTCTGACCGCCCCTGTGAGGAGATCGCGTGACCAACGTTTACGACCCTGCTGGTGTCGGCTACGCCGACAAGCATCCGGTCGACGAACCACCATCCGCTCCGGCGATGTCGAGTCTCGACGAGCTGCGCCTGGCCCTGGATCAGGCCAGTGAGGTCGCCGATCAGGACTTCCCCGACTTCGAGCTGTACTCGCCGGGTGACGTGATCCGCTTGACCTGCTCAACGGACCTCGCGCAGCCGGACCTGAAACGCATCCAGCTGGCGGCACTGCCGCTGGCGGCGCGGCGCAAGCGCATCCCGGATCTAAAGAAGCTCGACGAGGTCACGATGTTCGCTGGCCTCATCGGCGAGCAGGTCACCGAGATCGCTCTGCTTCAGGCCGACGGCTCCTACCGGCCACTGGCTGGCGGGTTCGACTCCCCACAGGTTCTCGCGGCGTTCGGGGCCGCTGAAGCGTCCGTGGCGGTGCAGCGCATCTTCGTCAGGGACGTGTTCCTGCTGCGCGCGGGGGAGGCCCTGCTGGATCGCTGCGGCTACGGGGAGTCCAAGCCGGGCGAGAGTGACGCGGACCCTACGTAACGCCGCACCCGCGTGAGCTGCGGCGTGAAGCGACTATCGAATGGCTAGCGGGCCTGGGGCCGGTGCGGGAGGCGGCGATGGTGGCGCGGATGTTCCGGCAGGATCCGGCCGCGATGCTCGATGACGACGGTGACGACTGGCGCATGCTGGTACGGATCGCAGCGGCTCGCTACGTGGCCCGAAGTGAAGAGGCTGAAGCCAAGCGCGCCCAGCGGTCCTAGCTCCTGCGTGTCTGCCGGTTACCGACTGGCCACGCTGCGACGATCACCCCTGACCTTCGGAGGTGATTGTGGCCGGCTCTGACGATGACGTGCATATCAGGGCGTCAATGTCCGGCGACATCACCGACGCCTTGGATCGGGCCACGGTCGCAGCGGAGGAGGCCGATCACGCGCTGGGCTCCCTGGGCAAGGCCGGGATCAAGTCCGGTGAAGAGCTTGACGAAGGGATGGACAAGGCCAAGAACTCCACCCAGCGCGCCCGCAACGCCCTGGGTCAGTTCGTGCCCGCCGCCAAGGCGGCCGGGAACGCTGCCGCCGCGTCGGGGGCGAAGGCCGCAGCAGGCAGCCTGGGATACACCAAGCTCGCCAATTCGGTCAACAGCGCGACCAGAGCCCAGAACTCCTCGACCGGTGGCGCTAAGAAGCATGTGTCAACGCTGGAGGCGTGGGCGAAGTCGGCGAATAAGGCCAGCAAGGCGACCGGCGGCCTGAAGTCGATGATCATGCTGATCAAGTGGGGCGCGATCCTCACGGGCGGTCAAGCCGTCGTCGGCATGCTGGTGTCGCTGGGGGCCGGCGCGGTGATGGCCGTGGGCCACATGGCGCCACTGGTGGGGGTCGCGGGCGCGCTGGGGCCGGCGTTGTTCCTCGCTGCCGCCGGCATGGCCCTGATGAAGATCAGCGGCAAGGATATCGGGGCACTGCTGCGTCCGTTGACCAACGACTTCCTCGCGATGCGCACGGTGATCACCCAGGCGATGGTGCCGGGCATCCAGGCGTTCGACAAAGAGATCCACGACCGGATGATCCCCACCCTGCGCACCGGCCTGGTGGGGCTGTCCGGTGCGTTCGGTGGCGCGGTCGCCCACGTCGGCGACATGGTCTCCGGGACGCGCCAGGTCAGCCAGATCGGCACCCTGTTCGCTGGGGTCACCCCCCTGGTGGGGCTGATGGGCAACTCGCTAGGCCACGTGCTGACGACCCTGCTGAACCTGGCGGTCGCGGCGCTGCCCATGACGACGTCGATGGCTCACGGCCTGGACAACGTGACCACGAAACTCGACGCGTGGTCAAAGCGCATGACCGACTCCGGCAAAGCCCAGGCGTTCATGAGCCGGGCCTGGGATCAGATGAAAACCGATGGCCGGATCCTGGAGAACTTCCTCGTCGGGCTGTTCCACATTTTCGCCATCGCGGGCGGGGTCGCGCGTGACCAGCTCGGCGGCGGCATGGAGGCCGCTTCGGCGAAGTTCCGGGCCTGGACGACGTCAGCCCAAGGCGCCGCCCGGATCACGAAGTTCTTCACCGACTCCGTGCCGATCCTGCGCGAGACGGGACTGCTCCTGCTGGCGCTGTTGCACGGCATCAGCGGGATCGGCACCAACCCGCAGGTCGCGGCACTGATCGCCCAGATCCGCACGGAGCTACTGCCGGCGCTGGGGGCGCTGTTTCACAACCTGTCCGGGGCCGGTACCGGTGGGTTCGGTTCTGCGCTGGTCAGTGCGTTCACTCAGATCGCCCTGGCTCTGAGCAGGATCCCTCTGGGTGGCCTGACGATCATCATTCAGGCGATCGCGATCCTCGCCGGGGGCATCGTGTTCTTAGTCGCCCACGTGCCCGGCCTGGGCCTACTCATCGGAACGGCCTTGACCCTGTTCACGGTGTTCGGCGCGGGCGCGAAGGCCGTGGGCGGCGTGCTGAGCCTGTTCTCCAAGGTCGAAAAACTGATGGAGTGGTCGCGGTCCATCGGTGCCCTGGGGTTCATCATGCGCTGGGTGGTCCCGCTGTTCGAGGCCATGGGCACTGGGATCATGTTCGTCGGCCGGGCCATCGCCACGGCGTTCGCGTCCAACCCCATCGGCTTGATCATCATCGGGATCATGCTGCTGGTGCTGGCCTTCATCTATATGTGGAACAAGTTCGCGTGGTTCCGCGACGGGGTCAAGGCCGTCGGCAACGACGTTGTCGCGGTGTTCATCTGGATCGCCAAGGCCGCCGCCGCCCCGTTCGTGGAGCTGTGGAACATCATCAAGGGGGCCTACAACCTCATCGCCAAAGGCTGGAACCTGATCCCCACCATCTCCATACCCTCCTGGGTGCCACTGGTGGGGGGCACCAACTTCAGCCTGCCGAAGATGCCGCTGCTAGCCCAGGGCGGCACGATCGAGTACGGCACCGCCATCGTCGGCGAGCAAGGCCCCGAAGCCCTGATCAAGGGTGGCCAGTTCCTGGGCATGATCGGAACCCACGGGCCGGAGCTGCGCACCGACCTCCCACGCGGCGGCTACGTCGTGCCCAACCTGGGCACGCTGAGCAAGTTCCCGATGCTCGCCGACCGGCTCCCCACATCGGTCGCCGACGCGGTAGCCGGGGCAGTGCCCGGCTACGGGGCACTGCTGGGCCGGGGCAGCGCCGCACCGGGCTCCCCGCACGTGTCGGTCAATGTCGACACCGGGTCGAGGGAAGTGGTCGAGGCCATCAACGATCTGGCCGCCGCCGTGCTGGCCAGCGCGCGCCGGCCACCCGACCAGTCGCCCCCGGTGCGCTCACCTGACCGTCTCGCCGGGCTGTCCGACCGATACCGCTACAGCTCACCCAGGAGGCCGTGATGGCGCTGGCGGTCATCCGCGACCCGGTGAGCGGGGTGAGCTTCACCGCTGTGCCCGGCCAGCGCGCCTACCTGCTCACTGAGGATGGGTCGGCGAGCTTCACGTTCCGTTTCGCGCCGCCGGTCATCGAGTACGGCGTGTGGGAGCAGGATTGGGTGCAAGTCTCGAGAGTGGGCCTCGTGCCGCTACTGGTGCGCAAGGCCGACAAGCTCGACACGATGCGATTCACCATCAACATCGGCGACCCGGACGACTTCTACGCCGACCAGTCGGGCTACATCAACACGCTGAAGCTGGTCGCGAAGTCCCGGATGCGGGTCATGATGCGCTACTCCGATCAGGAGGCCGGGCTGTGGCGGATCACGGCGCTGGCGGTGTCCAGTGTGCTGCGCCACCCGGACACGAACCTGATCATCCGAGCGACCGCTGACATCACGATGACCCGTGCCAGTGAGACGTCCCCGAACACCGGCCCGGTGTCCTCGCCCGTGGCTCCCGCGCCGGTCGCGGCACCGCAGAGCAGCGCCCCGGCGAAGTCGTACACGACGGCACCGGGGGACACGCTGTGGGGGATCGCGCAGAAGCTCTATGGGCGCGGTGACCGGTGGCCGGTCATCTACGACGCGAACCGTGACAAGATCGCGACCCCGCAGACAATGGCTGTGGGCATCACGCTGGTAATTCCACCGTAGGAGGGTTCTCATGCCGTGGCTCAACGCTTTGATCATGCTTATCATCGGGGTGGTGCTGGTCGCCATCAACGGCCTGCTGCCCTACCCGCTCAGCGCCATCTGCTACATCGTGGGCATCATCGTAGCTATCATCGGGCTGATCTTGCTGATCGTTGGCCTGGTGCGGGGCAGCGGGTGGAGCACCCGCGTCTAGGACGCGCGGGGTCACTTGCGGTATGCCTCGACGGTGCTGTGGTGTCGCGCCGGGGTGGGCGGTGTACTCCCAGGCGGCGCGCTCCGCGCGAGCAGCGGCGAAGACATGCCTGCCGTGTCGGGTGCGCCCCCACGGCTTGAAAACCGACAGTGCGATGGCGGCGAGCAGGCACAGCAGTACCAGCGCGCGGGGCAGCAGGGTGGGACCGTGCAGCGCCACGGTGAGGGCACCAGCGATGGTCAAGACGTACACGGCGATGACCTTGCCTACGACCCACCAGTAGCGAAACAGTCCCCACGCGGTGCTCGCCGACAATACGAGCCCCGTAATCAGCGAGACGGCTACGGTGGGAACCACAGCCCACCACGCCAGTTGAGCTATGGCGGTGCTGGCGCTGGACGCTTCGGCGGCGTTGTGGCTGACCCGTCGGGCGATCTCCAGGCCGACGACCGCACCGTCGACACCGAGCCATCCGACTGATGCGGCGATGTGCACGGTCAGTAGTAGGGGCCGGGCCCACCGTGGGAGCCGCCACGCGACGGTGTGTGCCGCATGGTGGGGTAGGTGTTCGGCGGGCTCGGCCGCGATGGTCATTTAGACAGGCTTCCCTCGCTGGTGGGGGATTCGGGCGAAACACGCCGGTTCGGGGACGGGGTCGGTGGGGGCATCGAGACAGCCGTGGACACCGTAGAGATCCATGACGATCAGGGTGGTGTGTTCTCGATGCGCGGTGGAGCTACGAGACTCTTCACAGGGGTCCATCGAAGGATGCGACCACGCGTTATGTGGTCAGGCAATCACCCAGAGGTGCCTATTTTACTCACGCTGAGTGATCGGAGTGTCGGACCCTCCGAAGCCACGCCGCTGCGTAGGGTAACGCCGACGATCACCCCCGGCACCTCCGGTAGCCCCGTCCACAGATCGGAGGCCCGCCCAGTCCATGGCCGCCGGTCAGATCCACCTCACCGGGCCACAGGTCGCCCAACTCGTCGTCGAGGCCAACTTCCCCCCGGAAGACCGCGTCACCATGGTCGCCATCGCCAAAGCCGAATCCGGCTGGACCGTCGACGCCATCAACACCGCCAACTCAAACGGCTCCACCGACCGGGGCCTGTTTCAGATCAACTCCATTCACTCCCAATACAACGCCCAGCAACTACTGTCCGACCCCCGCTACAACACGATGGCCGCCAAAGCCATCTACGACGGGCAAGGACTCAAAGCGTGGTCGACCTACAACGCCGGGGCACAAACGCCCTACATGAACGAGTCCGCCCAGGCCGTCGCCAACGCTGGCGGGCTCGTCGGACTGCCCCCGGTGGCCGGCTCGGACCCCGCCAGTCAAACCGTCGTCTACGGGCCGCCCGGCGGGGAGGAAGTCAGAGCGGGCAAGGCGTTCCCGCTGGAGTTCAACACCCCCACCGCCGACGGGTCGATCGGCATCATCCGCATCATGGGCACCCAGATCGCTGGCAGTCTCGGACTCCAGATCATCGACGAGCCCACCTTCCGGGCCGCCCTGGACATGGTCCCCCACATCACGTTCTCCGTCATCGACCCCGGATTCAACCTGTCCAACTCGAAACTGTTCACCCCAGGCAACCTGCTCACCTGGCGCGACGCCACCATGCGCACCGACACCGTGTCCTACATTCCCGGTGACCACGGGCAAGGCCAAGCCGACGTCACCGCCGAAGACGACATCGTCCACGCGCTGAAACAGCTGCGCGGCCCCCACACCCAGTCGAACATCGACGCCACCACATGGCTGTTCCAAGAGATCTCCACCGTCGGCTACGACCCCACGAAATTCTTACTCGGCGAGTCCGTGCCCACCCAGACCACCATCGCCCGCGACGTCTGGGATCCCTCCATGGGTGTCGTCGCCGACACCGAGTTCCCGTCGGCGTGGACAACGATCGTGCGACTCGCGCGCGAGCTGGGCAAGTGGGTGTTCGTCTCCGGGCGCCGGATCATCTTCGGCTCCGCCCAGTTCGCGATGGCCTGGGCCGCCGCCAATCCGGTGCGCGTCGGGTGGGACAACGCGGTGCCCGAGGAGGCGTTCATGGACATCCCCACCACCGTGCGCGCCACCATCGCCGACCGGGTGCAGACGTTGCAGGTCAAGGGCCGGGTGCCGCATGCGCGTGCGGCGCTGTTCCGCCCAGGCGTGCCCGTGGATGTCTACGGGATCATGGGTGCCGACAACACTCCGAACATCCAGCCCCGCAACACCGCCGCCGCGCCCATCCGCATGATCGTGTCCGACATTGAGCATGTGCTGGCCACCGACACCGACGGCGCCGACGTGACCCTCATTGAGCCCGTCAATCCCATTCCGCAGCCGCCGGGATCAACCAACGACCCGAACAAAAACCCGATCACCGCCGGGGCCGCCGGAATCAGTGGTGGCGGGGCCGATGGGCAAGTCGAAACTTTCGTGCGCAACGCACTCCAGGAGACCGGCAAGACATATGTCTACGGCGCCACCCCGGCCGCGTCCGACCCGGACCCACGCGCGTTCGACTGCTCCAGCCTCGTGCAGTGGGCGGCGACCCGCGCCGGCATCCCCAACGTGCCCCGCACCTCTGAGCAGCAGATCGCCGCGTGTGACCTGATCAGTGTGGCGACCGCCATCAACACCCGAGGGGCCCTGCTGCACCAACCCGGCCACATCGCCATCAGCCTGGGCAACGGGCGCACCATCGAAGCCAGCCAAGACGGGGTGCCTATCGGCCAGCTCAACGCCACGGGTCGCAGCTGGGATCAAGGCGGCAAGCTGCGCGGGGCGCTGGGCTACCTATGAGCATGCAGCTCGCCGACTTCGGCACGATGCACCGGGGCATCGTCGTCGCTGTCGACACCCACGGGGTCACCGTGGAAATCCCCTTACTGGCGCCCAACGCACCGATGGGCCCCTACCCGACGGCCGTGCCCAACCTCGCTGTCGGTGAGGCCGTGCTGCTCGCCCAGATCTCCACCTCCCGCGACAGCCTCGCGGTGATC